CTTGAGGCGGAGATATTAAGTTTGGTGAAGATGCTGCGGATTTTAACTTTACACAAAAGTACGATACATACGGTGACTTTTTAAAGCAACAGCCGGGACAGCACGACAGAGTTGAGATGTTTAGCGAAGTGTTTGACCCACTTACTCGCGGTGACTTTAAAGACATAAAACCGGGTGCGCTGTTTGATTCGGGTATAAAAAATGTTCAACAAATTCCCGGCGCAGTAGACCAAACTGCTAAAGACCTACAACAAACAGGTTTAAAGGCCACCGCCGAAAAAAATAAAGAAAAGGTCGTAGGAAGTCTTATGGGTGTTGTGGGTGGTATCCCCGGAAGTATAGCGGGTGGTTTTATAAACGGCACAACCACTACAAATGCTTTTGGAAAGGCGTCGTTTAGACCGAGCGGAGCATTAGGCTTTGTTGCGGATATGGTTCATTCTAAACAGTATCAGGATATGGCACAGATAAGAGCAGCTACAGCAGCCGACGCGAGTGCCACAGGGTTTGCAATGGCTATCGGCGGGTTCGGCATAACTCGTGCGCCGGGGTCAGGGTCTTACACTGGAAACATGAGGGGTCTTTCTCACGTTCAGGTAAAAACCTTAGAGTCTCTTAATAAAGGATATCTCCCATCCTCATATAACATGCAAAAGGAAACTGGTACGTCTTTGGCGGATGCTGGGTATGTTTCTGGTAGGTTAAGCACGGGTGGATATTATAAGGATAACGGCACGTACATGACGGCTACAGGTCAAACTGCAGCCTTTGGAATGGAAGCAGACGCCAAAGCCTTGGGAGAAAAATACGGCATATCAGACGTAGAAACAGTTAGAGGTATTCTTGCGAACGCCAGAAACGGTAGAGGTACTGTTTCGGGTCTTATGGCAGCAGAAAAAGCTAGAATTGATAAAGCAGCAGCAGATAAAGCAGCAGCAGATAAAGCAGCAGCAGATAAAGCAGCAGCAGATAAAGCAGCGGCAGATAGAGCAGCGGCACAAAAACGTGCTACAGATGAAATCAATAGAAGACGACAGCAAGAATACGGAAGAGACGACAGTGGCGGCGGTTACGACTTTGGCGATACCGGACAAACCGGAGCCACAGGAGGCACTGCAGACTACGGCGGTGCTTCAGCAGGAGCTAGAGGCTTTGCTGATGGTGGGCAAGTCGGCATGGCTGTAGGTGGACAGATGGCAGCAGGCATGGCACCATCTGGATTTATCGGTGCGCCACCTAGCCAAGTATCCGAAGCAGAGTCAGTTGCAGACAACGTAAACACTCAAAAGCAAGAAGGTACATTCATCATCAATGCAGCCGCTGTTGAGTTCGCAGGCGAGTCTGACATTATGAAAATGCTTAAAGACGCGCAGAAAGAAGCAGTTAGACGCGGAATAACAGTTGACAATCCAGAACGCAGTGCTAAACTAATAGATGTAGCCGTATCACGAGGAGAAGTGACGGTTGCACCTCATCTCGTCAAAATCATCGGTGAAGACCGCCTTACCAAGATAAACAATCGCGGTAAACCGGAAGTTAAAGAACGCATCGAAGAGAACGGTCAGCAGGCCGTAGGTGCGGCTGAAGGTGGGTTCCTTGGTTTTATTGACAGCATCAACCCTTTTTCATCTAGCGAAGAAGAAACACCCCAGCAAGGCTTTGCTACGGTACCTGTAAAGCCCGTAGAAGCGCAGCCTGTACCTGCAGGTAGGGAGCTAGAGGGTGACGTAGGAGAAGCAGAGTATGATGCTCCTATGGATGAATACGGCGATGTTCCGAAAAGTTTAAAGGAAGCTGCATCTCAATTTGGTGCGAAAGTACGCACTCGTTCAAACATTAAAGACTTCATGAGCGATTTGTCAGACGTAGATGCTTTGGCTCTTCTTATTATGTCAGAAACAGTATCCAACAGAGACCCTGTAGATGATATGAAAGCTATTGGTCAGGTCGTTGTCAACCGCGCAAACTCAAATTACAGAAACTTCAAAAAACAAAACACTATAAAAGACGTGATTTTATCTCAAACCAAAGGGGGTGCCTTTGAGTTTGCAGGAGTGGATAAGACACCTTTTAACAGAATACTTAAAGATATTAAACAGGGTAAAGCAGATAGGGGTCTTGCAAAAGCCTACTCCGCAGCTAACGATGTGTTGAGTGGCGAAATGGAAGCAGAGCCTATCGTATCTCCTAACACCTTGTACTACACTTTACCTAAAGCTCAAAGTCAGTGGATGAGAAAAAGCCCTGACCTTCAGCTATCTACCAAGTTTGGAAAGCACGAATTTTACGAAGTTCGATAGCTTTACATATTAGTCAGCTACCCGCATAGCGGCCCTGACATAACCGAAGCGGCTACCTACACGCCAAGTAGCCCCGCATTATGAGGTAAAAAATGGCAAAAGCAAAAGGCCACAGAGCCAACAAACCAAATGACTCCTTCGGAGTAACTAACGCCAATAACTTGTATCGTGGAAAATATCGTGACGAAGTTTACGAAGACGAAGATGAGAAATTAGAAGCGTCTGAAGAAACCCAAGAAGCTGACCCCGCAGAAGCGGCTACTCAGAATGACGATAGTTTCGTTCCTCAAAAGGAAACAAAGGACTCGGAACACGACTACAAAAAACGGTATGACGACCTGAAGAAGCACTACGATAGCAAGGTTAATGAGTTTAAAGGGGAGATTGATAGTCTTCGCAAAGCCATGAATGACCGTGCTGTTGAAATGCCAAGGGGTGTAACACCACCAAGAACTCAAGAAGAACTCGAAGAGTTTAAGGAACGTTACCCTGACGTATTTGAAGTGGTTCAAACTGTCTCGTCTATGCAGACAGAATCTCAGGTGTCAAAGCTCCGAGAAGAAATTGGTACCATCAAAGAACGGGAACAGCAGTTAGAAAAGCAGAAAGCGTACGAAGAACTGCTTAGATTGCATCCTGACTTCGATGAAATCAAGACTACAGATGAGTTCTTGAACTGGCTCGAAGAGCAGCCAAAAACACTATCAGACGGTATTTACAAAAACAATACTGACTCACGGTGGGCGGCTCGTGTAGTGGACTTGTATAAGGCCGATACTGGTCTTAACAAACCAAAGAAGTCGAAGCGGCAGGAAAGTGCAGCAGATGCTGTAACAAAGACCCCTGCTAGAGAAGTTGCTACTGACCCAAGTGCGGGAAAGAAAATCTTCAAGGCTTCGCATATCGCCAAGATGAAACCTTGGGAGTTCGAAAAGCTGGAAGGCGAAATCGACTCTGCAAGGGCAGAAGGGCGAATTGATTACAACTCTTAATCCTCAAGGAAGGGATTGAACTAATGGCTTTTGATAGCGCATCAGGTTACAATAACCTGCCGTCTGGGAATTTCACACCTGAAATTTTCAGTCAAAAAGTTCTCAAGTTCTTCCGTCGTGCTTCGGTTGCAGAAGATATTACTAATACCGACTACGCTGGCGAAATTGAAAACTTCGGTGATACAGTACGTATCATTAAGGAACCAACAATCACTGTGTCTTCATACTCACGCGGTTCTGTGGTAAACCCACAAGACCTCGCTGATGACCAGATTACTATGGTTGTTGACCAAGCAAACGCATTTGCGTTTAAGATTGACGACATCGAAGAGCGTCAGTCACACGTCAACTTCGAAGCATTGGCTACTTCTTCAGGCGCATACTCCCTGAAGCGTAAGTACGACGCTAACGTTCTTGACCTCATGGCAACTGAAGCTGGTCTAACTGGCGAATCAGGTGCTTCTGTGGCTCAGATTGGCAGCATCGGTACTCTCGGTACAGCTTTGGATATCGGCGGCAACGCAAATCCCGGCAATCTAGCGGTTAATACTATGCTGGCAATGGCTCAGTCACTTGATGACCAGTCTGTTCCAGAAGAGAACCGTTGGTTCGTTGCACCACCAGCTTTCTACAAGCACCTGTTCTCAGCAGGAGCAAAGTTCGCAGAAGTTCAGGTAACTGGCGACGCGACTTCTCCACTGCGTAACGGTCTGGTGTCACTAGGCAACATCGCTGGTTTCCAGTGTTACAAGTCAACTGCACTCGTTTCTAGCGGTGCTACTGACCAAGTAACCATTACTGGTCTAGCAACAGATGGCACAGAGAACGTTATTCTCGGTGGTCACATGTCTGCAACAGCTACTGCTTCGCACATTGCGAAAACAGAAGTTGTCCGTTCAACTGAAACTTTCAGCGACATCGTTCGTGGTCTTCATGTGTTTGGACGTAAAGTCCTTCGCCCAGAAGCAATCGTTCGCGGCGTTGTTAGCTTAGATTAGTAGGGGAGATTAACTAATGGCTACTTACAACGTAACTGGTGCCGTAGCTGGTATCCCTCTTGGTAAGAAGATGCAGACTGTTGAAGTCGTTCTCGACTTTACATCTACTAATCTTGCTGCAGGAGACATCGTTAATGTTTTTGAAATTCCAGACAACACTCTGGTTTTGATGGCTGGTATCGAAGTATTCCAAGCTGCATCTACAGGCTCACCTACAATTGACATGGGTGACGCTGGTGCCGCAGATACTTGGGTAACTGACGTTAGCGGTTCTGCTGTTGCACAAGAGTTTGGTCAAACTGCTAAACTCTACACTGCTGCAGACAACATCGACATTATCGGTGTTACTGCTACATTCGACGGTAAAATCCGTTGTGTTGCAGTGATGTGTGACTTGGGTGACCCCGGCGTGGGCGCACCATTCGCATAAACAACTTAATTGAGGGGGAGGGGTAACTTTCCCCCTTGACGACTTTTTAATTTTATGATATAAGCAGCTACCCTCTGCAGGGATATACCCCCAATGTTCAAAGCAATACTTTTTATATGTAGTCCACTACTAGGAAGTACAGAGTGTCTAGAAATAGAAGACATTCGGGGACCTTATGATACACAAGGACAGTGTATAGAACGTGTAGTAGAAATGTACTTTTCTACACAGACAATTATACCACCCCCATATGAGTCTGTTAAGTACAAGTGTGAAAGTTCATTATAATGCCTCGTAAAAAAGAAACACCTATAAAAAAGACAACTAAAGGAAAGGGTGCTAACTATCGCCCTACTAAGTCTGGCGCAGGTATGACTGCAAAAGGCGTTAAAGAATATAAGAAAAAAAACCCCGGTTCTAAGTTAAAAACAGCAGTTACGGGTAAAGTTAAGCCCGGAAGTAAAGCCGCTAAACGTCGTAAGTCTTTCTGCGCTAGGTCAGCAGGGCAGATGAAAAAGTTTCCCGGTGCTGCAAAAGACCCCAATAGTCGTTTGCGCCAAGCAAGAAAGAGATGGAAATGCTAACTGCACTCATAGGGCCGATATCTTCTATAGCTAGTACGTGGCTCGAAGGTAAAGTGGAAAAGACAAAAGCAGAAACAGGAGCTAAAGTTGCAAAAGCTAAAGCTGAAGCTGTCATCATGGAAAAGAAAGCTACTGGCGAAATCGACTGGGATTTGGCTATGGCTGAAGGAAGCAAGCACTCTTGGAAAGATGAGTGGATTACAGTTTTATTCTCGGTACCTCTCATACTGGCCTTCTGTGGTGACTGGGGTAGAGAAATTGTGCAAGAAGGTTTCACAGCTTTACAAGCGATGCCGGAGTGGTATCAGTACAGCTTGGGCCTCATTGTTGCAGCGTCGCTAGGTATGCGTGGCGCAACTAAAATGTTTGGTAAGAAGTGATGAGCGTCGAAACCTTTCTCAAGTGGAAGATACTCCCACGCTTTATGATGCTAGCCAGTACAATCATGTCTTGGCGTTGCGCTGAGTGGTTCATGGCTTTACCCGACCCAACAGGCGCACAGTCAGCTTTTGTATCTGTAGTGATGGGCGTTATGACTGGCGTATTTGGTATTTGGATGGGTCACGAACACAAGGGTGATAACCAGTGAAACAGGCTGCTACCAAACTAAACGAAGCAAGCGAGATAACTATCCCTCTCCGCAATCTCATCAGTATGATTGCGTTTACTGCTGTTAGTGTGTGGGTTTACTTTGGCTTAACTGAGCGTATTAGTTTTTTAGAACACAACCTA